CTTCGTCCAAAAAATGACACGTTTGTCATTGTCTAAAAACTTCATTCTTCTGATTTCGTACGACGAATGCGCAAAATTTCTTTCGTTTGTCTTTAACGAAATATATTCTTCTTGCTTTCCTCCAAACACAAACTTTTCTTGCATCGTTTTTATTTTAGACTTAGAAAGATTTTGCTTGTGTTCTTCTGAAAATTTCTTTCCTTTCTTAGAAAGTGAAATATTCATTCGATGTTCTTTTGTTTGCGGTCCTTTTAGAACATTTCTTTGTGAAATTCCGATTTTTTCTCTATGTTCTTGAGTTTTAGGACTTCTGTTTATGTTGCCCAATTCCCATTTATGGAAACAACTTTTAGAACAAAACTTTTGATCTTTCTTTCCTTTAAATTGCTCGTTACAAAATGAGCAACGACAATCAAATCTTTTTCGTATAACATGGTAACATTTCTTTTTTCTTGGTAATTTTCTCGCACATGACAAAGAACATGTTGTTTGAGTGTCTCTCCATGCAAAAAAACTAACATTACAAATCACACACGATTTTTCTATTGTTCGTTTCATGAGAGTAAGTATGGTACAAACAAAGAATTCATGTCTATCTTCGCGAGATTTTCTTGGCCTCACGAAGCGCTGCTTTTATTCCTTTTTCGAATTTCTCTGCCTTGTCGATATCCTCTTTGATCCGTCTTTCGACGTACGAAGCCTTAGACGAGGGCATCATCGATTCAGAAAACGGTCTCGTAATCAATCTCTTCAATGAGGCAAGATCATTGGGATCGCTCGCTGTCTGCTTCTCAGTACCGAATGCGAGATTGTAGATGTCTTCACCTGTCGAAAACAAATCTTTACCTTTGCTGACGGAGATTTCTGCTTGATTTCCTTCGCTGCCTTTGTTTCTTTTTTCATGGACAACTGATTCTGCAGGAGCGGTTTCTGGAGCAGCTTCTGGTTTTTCTGCACCGGCTTCACCGCCGAGCGTCGCAGGTAATTCTTCTTCTCCTGGAAGTTTTTCTTCAGGTTTTTCTGCTTCAGCAGCACCTGCAGTTGCTTCAGGCGGAGGTTGCATCGCTTCAAGAGTGAGGTCTTCCATCCTGTCGACTCTCTTGCCTTCACGCACTTTCTGTATGTCTTTGTCATTCATGTGGAAGATTTTTTGATAAATCGTTTCTCTATCAAGCATTCCTTCCTGCGCAGCACCAGCGATTTCGAACCTTGTCCTCCAAAGCTCAAGTTTTTGTTGCTCGGCAATAGTAGAAGAACTCGCTAATCTGAGTTCAAAATCAACGAGGTCTTCTCCAGAATATCCAAGAAGGAAGAGATGGATGATGGCGATTTTATTGAGTTCCGCCACGACAATCCTTTGAATTCTCTCGATCGTTCTAGCGAACCTCACGTCCTGCTGTGCCAAGGTCGCCTTGGACCCAAGCTCAGACTCGTAACCGAGGTGAGCCTTTGGAATCTTGAGAGCAGCAAACACTTTGTTTTGAATGTACTGAACGTCATCGATGTCGCCAGTGAATTGTCCGCCTGGAAGCGTAGAGATATCTGAACTCTTGTCGCCTCGAACAGGAATGAAGTAATCTTCATCGACAGACAGAGGATTGTATCTCAGATCAACTCTTCCAGTAGAAGGATCAACGACTTGGTTTCTACGAAGCCTCGTCTTGATCTGTTCCATAAACTGATCGATTTCTCCAGGTGGCACGTTACCAACGTCGATCTTAAACACACGACGCTCAGGAGATCTGACGATACGATAGACGAGCATCGCATCTTCAATGAGGATGAGCTGCCTCCAGATTCTTCTAGCTGGTTCGATGACGCTTGAACCGTACGGCAGGAAGTTATCGTTTCCAAGTAACCTGAAGTGAACGATCTGCCAGTTCTCAAGGATCATATTTCCCTGTGTCAACCAGCGGAATCTGACAGCGAACGGATCTGCTTTGTCGTACCCTTCTTCACGTTCAATTTCGTTGATCGGAATAGGAAGTAGATTAAGGATACCGTTGCTATCCGACGCGTCGACAAACAAGACGAAGTCACCATACTTGCAAAGATTTCTAGTCCAACTCCAGACGTTGAACTCGATGTTCAAAATTTCAAAAAACAAAGTCTCAAGAATTTGTTTGATTTCTTCGTTCGAACTCTCGATGTTCAAGATCTCGCTGTTTTCGTTGTACGCAGTCGTCTCATCAGCATAGATGTCCAATGCGGACGCAATTTCAGGAGTAAACTCCATCTCGCTATAGTCTGCATAACGAGAAAGACGCTCATATTGACCGTATGATGCAAGAGAATGGACATACAGGCTTGACAGTTCCTTCTTGTATGCCTGTGCAGTTCCTCTGGGT